TTTACCTCCATAAGGATCGGTTTTCCGGTTACGCCTACGCTCATCACCCATTCTCCCTCACGGTTGGAATCAGCCAGATCCGGGAAGATCGTAACACCAAAAAGATCGGAGAGGGTGAAGGTCTCGCCGGTACGGGTGAAGGACGCCGCCGCCCCGGGCGTAAGGACCACCTCGTTCACGGCCAACAGGCTCGTAAGTTTCTTGGCTCCTCCTGATACCGTGACGTTAAACACGACAGTAACATTACCGGTAGCGCTATTAACGAACTTAATCTCATCCTTATCGCTATTTATAGCTTGTAAACGTGATCCAGATACGATATTCACGATCTCATAGTTCTTGTCATAAGTGCTTTGCAACGTAACATTACCATATCTTGTATCAATCAACGTAATCCACTTAGCCTTACCACCTACTATCTCAACAAGCTTATAAAACACGTCATTGCCGTCAGCGTCAACCCATCTAGCTATAGCACCCGGAGCGAAATTAGTCACCTCCCGATCTTGAGTATAACTTATAGTGCTTTCCGTAGGCTTGTTAGACAAAGTAACGTAAAGACATTGCTCTACGTCAGCCTCCATCTTGACTATCCCAGCACCATCGTAATAATAATCAGGTACGTTTTTATCTCGTATCAACAAGATGGTACCTTCCTTAAGCTTATCAGCATTGGTAGGGTCATCCACAAAAGACTTCATCTGGATATAGGTGTCAAAGATGATCGGCGTACTCTTACCCTCTATCTTCTGATTGATATCATCAACGATATCATTAATCTCATCTTTAGTATAATAATGAGATAGATCAACCTTCGGACCTTCCTGTTCTAAAGCTTTATTCCCATCCCACCAATAATCAGGCACGTCCTGTTCCCTGATCCAGAAACTATCCCCCACACGGAGCTTAGCCGTGTTCTCCTGAACCGCCAGCCACTCATTCATGGCATCGACCGTATCAAAGATATATGCCGTGTTCTTGCCCTCGGCTATACGTCTTACGACAGCCAACTCGCTCTCGACATCGCTAAGTCTTTCCTTTATATTATTGATCTCCCGCTCCAGCTTATCATAATTATCCTCCTGATCTATAGCATCGCCTATAGACATATAAACCTCATTGGTGAGCTTATTATAAGTAATACGGGCTACTTTCTGATAAGAAGTCTTATATGTACTCGCCCCCTTACTGGTATTGCAGATAAAATCATATGTGTTTTGATATACGACAGATCCTCCGGTATTGATAAAGTTATACCCATCCTGTCTCATCGTACCGCCCTTATACCCTACAAGCTCAAAAGAACACTTACCAGTACCTTTGGATCCAAACCATGTGGAGTAGGCTATAAACTGAGTCTCTTCAGGTAATATATCATAATATTGAGCACGAAGATCCTTTACCGACATCCATACACATTCCTTGCCTGATCCGGTATAGTCTCCTCCCCATTTAAGTACGCTTCTTACATGATCGTCATTATTACCGGGACCAGCGAATCCTACGCCTAAATTATCTATGGTAGGAACATTCGAGTTAAGAGCCTCTGTCATGGTATCTAAATCCCTTCCCGAACTTTCATCCCACAAATATCTGAACGTAACGAAATCCACGTCACCGATCTTAATACCACCGGTATTGCTAGGATATGTTTTAGTCACCAGCTCATAATACCACTTTCCGCCCCTAAACGTGACTCTTATTCTCTCCACTTGTCTTGGAGATATAGATACATACGATCCTCCAACAGAGACGCTGGCGTCATCTTCGGCACGGGTAGCGTCTTCCTTTGGCTCCTCCGGGTCTACCGGAGTATAGATCGTGGCTTGCTTATCACCTGTATTGATGACAACGATATAATAGCTATCACCTTCCAGACCTTGCTCATGAGCCATCGTAACAAACCCCTGTTCGCTTTCCGGCCTCCATTCGACCACAACCATATGTTTGTCCATAGGGATACCGGATACGCTATTAACGTAGTTGGTTGATGACATGAAAACAGCATGGTCATCGTAAGCCTGATCCACACGCTGATGTTTGGTAGCCAGACTATCAAGACGTGATATCTCAATGGGGTCGATAACCTCAACCCCATTATAATCATACCACTTATATCCTATCATCGTATTCTCACGACGATACTTTCTTTTTCTTATGACCTGACCTCCGGCTAAGGCGTCAATCATAAAATAATCATTACATACTTTAACCATAGCCATTCAGATTAACAGGTTTGACATAAACAAGCCACGATAGTAGCGCCAACAGGAATGGAGGTCAGTGTCGTGCCTACCGGGTAGGTCGGGGAGGATGACTCCAGCACCATCACCGACATCCGCTCAACGACCATATTGTTATCCACCAACCTGCTTCCCTCCACATAGAACCGGCCATCGGCTACCTCATAGCATTCACGAACCGGGACCATATGTCTTTGGCTTTTATCCGCATAATCACAGATCGTGACCTTAGCTCCCTCTGGAATAGAATTAAGCTCATCGCCAGCATGATAATCAGGATGATCGGAATACACGACATACAATATGGACTTAATATCCTGCAACGCCGGATTGATCGTCCTGAATCCCTTTAAATGGATTTTATGACCACCAACCTCATAGCAGTCATCTACCTCCATGATATTAAGGTCACAGCTGATAACCGTCCAGCCGTTAATAACCGTCTGCGTAGGGGTAGTATTGATAGGATGATCGGGGTCGGTAGACTCAACGATCTTATAATCAAACTCCCGGACATTAAGCTTATAGTCAATAGACTCCTGACGCCTTATCTTAACCGTTCCATTCCCTGTATCATAGCAGGTATCTGTCGTATCCAAGAACCGATTCTCCATATCAGGCATCTCACACTCAACCCTACTCCATTTATCAATCATAGAGGAGTTAATATCGCCTACCTCATATTTATCATCCTCTGACTGCGTAACCTCATAGAAATGATACCAATCATATCCTAAAGAGTTATATATAACGATATTATGGATTTTCACACGTTTATCGTTCTCCGTGACATAACACTGATCGTAGTAAGATACATGCCTGTCACGAAGGTTCTCAAGATCGCAAGGAGATTTCTTCCATCCAACAGGGATCTCATCATATTCCTGATCTATTAAGATAGCGCCGTCCTCGCTCTCACGTACAATATACTTGGCCTTCCTATCACCTAGATCACCGTCATAAGAGACAACCTTATCCACCTCAATACGCTGCCCTTTGAAAGCATAACACTCACGATATACTTGAACGTTTCTATCCTCCATATCCGTGAAATCACATGGAACCAAGGAGAAACTCTCGGGGAGGGTAGCTAGGCCGGTTCCAGGGACGAAGCTGGCGTCATCCGACTCAAGGACCTCGAAACGGGTGTATCTGGCCTTTATCTTGGAGTCATAAGAAACCAGTCTACGAAGCTTAACATGACCGTTACCTCCATCGTAGCATTCAACGTAAGACCTAATGTCACGTTCTTCCATATCATCGAAATCGCAGACAGTCCTTACCCACGTATCTGGCAAGGAACTGAAGCTGGCGCCCTCAGGCTGTGACGGATCGGTAGTCTCCAGGACTTTATAACTCTTATCCCTAACTCCTATATTCCCGTCCCATGACGTGAGAACCTCCAGCTTCACCTTACCGGCCGGTGTCTTATAACATTCTATAGTTACCTCAATATCACGATCCTCCATATCTGTGAAGTCACAAACAACCTCAACCCAGTCATCACTTATGCTGGTAATGAACTTACCTACCGGGTTCTCAGGATCGGTACTTTGCTTGACGCGGTACCATTCCTTTCTGGTACCCATCTCATAATCAAATATCTTATATCCCTCTATCTGTACTCTCCCGGTACCGGTATCAAAACATTTAAGAACCGGTATTATCTCCCTTTGAGTCATGTCCGGGAAATCACATACTATACGATTCCATGTGTCGGGGATAGCGTCATACTCCGTACCGATAGGATTACTATCATCGGTCGTATTCACTACCTCATAATGGGATACCTCAGGGTTCAGGCGGGGATCAACCGACTCTACGCCCTCAATCTGGACCTTGCCCCCTTCCGTGGCATAACATTTACTTACGAATATCAACTCCCGATCGGTCATCTCGGCTATACTACAATCTATAGCCACCCATTCGGCAGGAACCTTATCTAATTCCGTACCGATAGGAGTATCGACATCCGAGGAGTTGACGATAAATATCTTCTCGGCCAGTATCTCTCCCTTATTATTCATATAGGTATGGATACGAGCCTCTACCTGACCACCCGGCGTGCGATAGCATTGGTTGACGATCGACACACGGGCGTCCTTGATGTTAATGAACTGATAGTCCTTTCTAGGGACATCGCTTACAAGTCTCTTTACTCCTTTATCATCGAAGTACACGTAACATCCGTCATTCCTCATCATGACCGGATACGTCTTTCCGTCTATAACAACACCTGAGAAGTCATCTGGCGGAACGGAGAAACCCATGCTTCCGAATATAGAAGCCAGTCTCTTTAAATACTCATTAATAGCGGACATACTACAATATTTAAATTATTATGCCTCAAAGTTAATAAAAAAGGGGAGAGAATTGAATCTCTCCCCTTTAGGAAATATATGAACGCAAAAAAAGGTCGTTCTTATTTAGGTTCGGTCACGATAGCCGGTCCAAGACCAGCAGCCGCTCCGATCATATTGATCATCTCCTGAACACCCTCATGAGCGCCATAGCGTACACGTAAGATCAGGTTAACCGGATCATCGGCGATAACCTTTCCGAATCCCTGAGCGTATCTATGAGGATTGAGCGTAATCTGGAAGTCAACGTACTGAGCCGTTTGCTCTACACGACTATATTCGTTCATGAACGTCCGTCCCATGAAATCCTGATGTTTCGGGAATCCATTGAAATGAGCGTAACCCTTCAACTCATCATCCATCATATTGCCGCCTACGTGAGTACGTGGTGCTTTGCTGGACAATCTCTCGAAGTGAAGCTGATCCCACCAGATAGGAGAACCCTCATCCAAAGAATCGGGATAACCGCCGCTAGCTCCAACGATCTCTACGCTATCCTCGATATAAGTCATTTGATCCATCAAGCACTCTGACGGAGATAATAACATTTCCTTACCACGGAAACGGATACCGCACTTACAGTTAGATCCAAGGTCCTGAGCCGACTCCAATTTCTTCCACATCCGGTTGCGGTAGGACGCTGGAGCCTCGCTGGTGAAGAATCCTTCAAATACCTTGTCGCACTCATCACACAACATGTTGGTATATACCTCTGTCTGGAAGCTATGCTGGCAAGCCGCCGGAGTACCGTAATCCGTGATCTCCAGTTCCGGGAACGCCTGCTTGATTTCTTCCAAGGCACTTTCTCCACACTCGTTATCCGGGATCGTGATATAATACTTCTCCTTAGATACCTTGCAAGAACCACAAGCTGACCAAGAAGCGGTACGAACCGTAGGATTCTCGCACATATCGGATGTCTTAGCCACGTAGTAGATGATAGCCGTAGGATTAGCCTCCACGAAAGTAGAGATCTCCTCATCCGTCAATTTCTTTGAAGTAGCGGCGATATACAAACCTGATCCCTTGATCTGACTTATCTTGTTAACCGTATCGGCTACAACGTTAGGCAATGACTCCACCGTAGTAGACATATCGACACCGTCATCCTCCAAGGAGATAGAATACAGATAACCACCCTTAACCTCGGTATAGTTAGGAGGACAATCCGTACATCCTTTCATGATAGAGATAAGACGTTGAGTATAATCAGCTGGTTTAGCGCCTTTCTTCATAACCTTATAACGTGACATGCTACCCTCAATAGTCTCTCGTACGATCTTCAACCCCGGATATTGGGCGCGAACCTCAGCCAAGGCCAGATCATCACCAGTATCGCATACCTCCATGCAATAGAAATTGACATCCTCCGTATCAGGCTCAGTAGCCTCGTTAGTACATCTTGTGACCGGAGTGATATCAATATAATCGGACACCTTACCACCTCCAGCGATAGGCTGGTTCTTCATCCGCTCGATACACTTCAATACGGCGGGTAACAAATCAACCTCCTCGCAAGGATCGCACTCCTCGCATTGATTTGGCGTATTATCACAATCATCCAAAAGAATGGCGTCATTGATCTCTACACGACCCTCCTCATAGCCAAGAAGCTCAAAGGCACGACCAGCGAGAACCAAGCGGATAGCGATACGGTCTCCTTTGGAGACTGAGAATGCCGTGTCATCAGAAACACCATTGTATCCTAAGATAACATCATCGACATAAGCATGATCTTTCTTCGGCCAAGAAGCGTAAATCTCCGTGATCTCATTCAAGGAGAATAACGGCGTGGAAAAATCCTTATCATAGATAGAGCGGGAAGCCGCTTGTTCATTACGACCGATACGGATCTCATAACGCTTGTCGTTACGAGGCTTACCGGTAAAATCAATCACGGCCTTACAACCGTTCTCGGAAGTATCTTTAGTATCGTAAATACCGATCTGTCCTTCCTTCAAGAAGATGGAATCAACATCCACCATCTTAGCGTGTGGGGATACGAAAAGTACCCGGTCTTGCGGTCTGTGCAACATATAATTAATATTTTAGTTTAAAAATCATTTACCTAACGCAAACATAATAATAAACGAGTTCACGACAATAAAACACGATCACGAGTGTATAGGCATATAAATAAATTACATTTTTTGTAAAAACATTATTTAAGCCACTTTTTCTTATACATCTTCCTCATCATATCAACAAGTTCATCGAAACTTTTTATATAACCCATATCTATAGCCCATATAAGATTGCCTTGTGTTTGCTCCAATTCCTTCAGCTCAGCTTCCGTGGCTTTATTCCTGATCATACTTTCATGGATATTAAAAACAATATAATTAAGACCCTTGGCGATCTTAACATAATCTACATCCTTAAATCTAGAAGCTGCCCTAGACAAAGCATTATACCTATCACCAGCCTCTATTCTATTAAGAATAAGCTTATCAGTCAACCACGTAACAACCTCGGCATACAACATAGGATTCAATTCCATAGCTACAAGAACCCATATATAAGGATTACACATAGTTCTCCTGTTCTCGCCCCTACCAACCGTCTTATAAGCGCCAAACTTTTTCATTACTTTTATAAGAGACTCTTTTTCAACCATTTCCATAAAAACAGGAAATCCTGTTTCTATCATATATCCTTGTTTTTCAAGAATATAATATATTCGCTCAGCACTCTCCTTGTTAGAAAGAATATTCTCTATTCTCTTATCATTCCATCCCTCCTGAATCCTTTTCCTTGTATAGGCTTCCTGTAAATCAGTCAACGACATGAAAGACGTTTTAGTGTCTTGCTTGATAGTAACACCAAAAAGATCCCTATCCTTGGAGATCATAACAACATTAGTTTTCATATATATATATTTAATTATTTAATACGACGCAAATATATATAAATAAAAGTTTTACCGTAAAAATATATAGATAAAAAATATTCCAATATAAAATCATTATATTAAATATTTTGTAA